ATCATCCATTGATACAATAATTTGACCCTTTGCCTCCTTATTTAATAAATTACGTTTCTCTCCAATATTCATTTTTTCATCCTTATAAATATATCTAATATTTGGAATAGTTTTAGATGCTTCCATAAATAAATCCTCTACACTGTCTTTTCCATCATCAATAATAATCCACTCCATTTTTTCCTTTGGGTAGCTTTGATTCTTATAAACAGAAATCAAAGTTGATATAAATGGACGTCTATTATATGTTGGTGTAACAACAGATACTTCTATACTCATTTCTTTATATACATATGATATGGTTTAAACTGTGATTATTCTTTTTCAGGTTCAGCAGGTGGAGCGGATGGTTTAGTTGCAGATTCATTCACAGGGCTAGTTATAGATTTATTCACAGGGCTAGCTGTAGATTCAACAGATTCAACAGGTTCAATAGGACCAGGATTAAAAAATTCTTGAGGGCTAGCCTTTGCTGATGCATTCGCTGATGCATTCGATATAGGAGCAGGGCCAGGAGCAAATAATTTTTTAGATGTGTTAGAATCTTTTATAGCTGGATTTGCAGCTTCTATAGCTGGATTTGCAGCTTCAGCAGGGCCAGGAGCAAAAAATTCTTGAGGTTTTTTAGGTTCTTTAGATTCTTTAAGAGCATTAGAAGCATTAGATGCATTAGGATTATTAGGATTATTAGAAATAGATGAATTTTCTGCGTTATATTTTAACAGTCTCTCTTTTTCACTATTTGTACGATCTGCTTCTTTCTTTGATAATAATTCTATTCTATTTATAATTTTTGTGTTTTTTATTGTAGGCGGCAAAGATGAGTTTAATTGTGGATTAGCTTTTCTCAAATCATCTGCCTTTTTTAAATCCTTTTCCATCTGTATATCTTCCTCTGTTTTAGGAGGAGGAGCATGCAATATAGCAGTATAATTTGTAACTTTCTTATAATTCTCTGAAAATTCAGGGCGCGATCCTACTTCCTTTAAATAGGGAAATGATTCATTTAAATCCTTTGAATATTTATCCATTATTTCTTTTAATTTGTCTAGCTCTTCTTTCTCACCCCCATATGAAAAGAATACACCATTTAATGGATAATCTGGACGACTTACAGTAAGAGGCAGCATTGCAAAGATATAAGGTTTCCAATTCATTTTTGGATTCTCTGTATAATTATTATTATAATATGCATATACTGCAAATAATATATAATATATATAAAACATTGCTGCTATTGTAACAAAATTCGCACAAATTCCAAATACAAATGCAAAAAATATAAAACGTATTATTGGTGAATACATCATCATTTCATTTGCAACAAAAATTGCAATAGGAAGTGGAATAATAAGATATTGAAATACATATAAAATACTTTTTACCCAACTAGGAGCATCTTGTGCTCCAAATAATTGTATAAGATCAATCTTTGAGCTTGTTGTATCAGATACTGCATCAACTGTATCTGAAGCATCTGATACAACAGGTACATCTGATGCTTCATCCGTAGTAAAAGAATCTTTTTTATTATTTTTATTATTTTTTAATAGTTTGTCGGTATATTTCTTTACATCTGTATTATCTATATATTTATCAACTATACTTCCAATTTTAGTTTTTAATTTATCGAAGAATGACATTCTATGACCACAGTGGATTTTATTATTAGTATCTTAAACATATACTAGAGCGCATACTTTAATCCACCCATACCAGATGCAATTGTAACCCAGTTTAGACTTTCTACATACACATTTACAGCATATTGATAGAAACTATTTGTTGGCAATGGATATACATTTAAATCCAATTGAAATGATTTTATACGACTGCTATTAATACTTCCATTTGGTTGTGTATTCGGGGAAGTTAATGAAAATGGATAAACAATCAAATTAGAATCAGGTGTTCCTATAACATATTTCCAAGGAACAACCTGTGTATAGTATTCAATTGGTTTTTCTTCCTGTAATACATTTCCATCACCTAATATAGATAATGTGCGCAAAATAGATTGTTGTCCATTTAATACAAAACGACCCGTGGAGGATGTTAGATTCACAGTAGATGGCCAACCATTTGCTTGGAGAAAAGGTGGTTTATTTGGATTTATCCAATTTGTATAATTATTATTTTGATTTCTATACAGCAAAGAATCAGAACGACGTGGTACAATAAGAATACGCTCAATTGGATTATGTGTATTTAGTTCTACAAATTGTCGTGATACAATAGAATCAAAACTATATAATGTAACTTGTCTTACTAAATACTGAAGTGATTCAGATGAAAATTGTAATCGCTCTTCATCCGTAACATATACATAAGTAAGTTCAATTCGCGGATTAAGCGGCCATGTATTTAATAATGGTATGGGTGTTCCAATATCTGTTAAAAAGTTATTAATGGTAACATCAGATATATCAGAAGCTGATGTATAAAAAATATTTTCTGGTTGTAATTCAATTGGAGATGCATTATATGTATATCCAGGTGCAACCTGGTATCCATTATTATCAAGTACTCTATACAATTCATTAATAGGCCGCAATGTAATTTGAATCTCACATTCGTGAAATTGTAATGCAACTAAAGGAAGAGCACCAAATGTTGTTTCTGAAAACCAAAATGGAATTGGAACTTGTAATTGACGACCACGTATTGATGGACGATTTACATTTGCAGGAGTAGTTGTTGAATTTCCCTGACCATTATTATTATAAACTAATGGATATCCTGTTCGTGTTGAACCACCCGCATATGTTCCATTTGCAGGATCATATAATTCAGGTATATTTCCAACAATTGTCTGCCATTTTTGATATGCATCCTTATTAAGATCACATTGAGCCTTAACAGTTATATAATCCCCGTTAAACTCCTGGATTTTTTGACCACCAATATAAAATCCAATATTTTGTATAATATGACAACCAATATAATTTGCCCATGAAAAATTAGTCTGAGATGCTCTTCCTGTTTTTGTAGGAAATGATTCAATATACTTACAATATATATCAGGTAAATCAAATACAAAATAAATATCACGTACTAAATCTGCAACACGCTGCAATTTAAAACGAACTTGAATTGGCTGATTATATGATAAATCTTGCGGACCATCCATTGCAAATGTCACAGATTCTTCCGCAAAATGAGCATACTTCTTGTATGTTTTATAGAAATAGGTAAAATCAGGATTACCACTTAATAATACATTTTGTGCTCCGTAGGCCACCAATGAAAATAGACCACCACCTGGCATCACTAGTTTTGTTGTAGTAAATATGTGATATCTTTATATCTACATATTTACTATTTAAACAATTTATATCTATTAAAATCCATTTGTCCACCATGTATCTGCCAAATATGGCGGTACATCTGCATTAAGAGATGAATCCATTTTATTAGAAGGTCCCTCATTCATAAGTTGCTGAATTTCCGCATAACACAGTGCATAACTAAAATAAGATAACCTACTAAGCATTCCTTTCATCGGTCCAAAAACAGTGAGATCCGAAGAAAGAGATTGGATTGCTACTTTTTTAAAAGTAAGCTTACGCTGGCTAAAACAAATAATATCTTCATAGTTTTGATAAGGTGCAAATCCATCAAACGATAATTTTCTCTTTAAATTGCCGTTAATATATACTTCCAATGAATTGTCTTTGCATACAATTGTAACATGTACCCATTTACTAATAGGAATATTATCCACTTCTATATAATTATTCCAAGTTTTATATGTATTCATGTAGATTCGCAACGTATTTGTTTCAGATCGCATATATACACCGGGTGCTAATAGAGGAAATTGTGTAGTATAACCCTTATGAAAAATATGTAATAATCCTTCTTCTGTTCTAAATGTTGATGGATGCACATGTAAATAGAAAGTATAGCTAAATTCAATACCTGATTTTTCATTATCTGATAGACTAATTGGCATTGATCCCACTACATTTGGATTTTGTATGAGTGTTTTTGTCTTATCATCAATATTATATGTATAAGGCAATAAATTTGTACGATTCATTGATAAACGATTAATGTATTTATATACGATCTCAATAAACAATAAACTCAAATATACTACTAACACTAATGCTGCACCAAACATTGCTTGATTCATAGCACCGGACTTTTCACCAGAATTATTTTGAGCTCCAGTAAAGGCATTCATTCTATTTCATAAAATGTTATTATTAGGGATTTAATTCGTTGTAACTGAAACACTTACACCTGGAGCAAATACAGACATAAACCAATCTCCAATAGATGTAATTGGCTCAGGTCCTGCCATATAATTCTTATACACAGCTTCAGGATTTAATGCAGCATCATACATTGTTGTTGTTGAAATCTGACCACCAAACCCACCAAATTCCAATAATCTTGCATTATATCCATTATCTACCTTAAATGGACGTGGCAATACACATGAACGTGATAACTTTCCATCTAAATATACATCTACTGTCTTACCATTTGCTGCGATTGTAATATTAACCCATCTCTGAAAATTAACCTCTGGCAAGTCACACATAAATGATGTGTCTAGTAGTTCTGATTCATTTTCTTTATTATTAAATGTAGAATTTTGAGTAGCAACCGAAAGATCATCTGATTGATTTATTGTAATAGGATCAGGCGTAGTTGATACAATCTTTCCAGATGGCATACTTGAACCACCACTTGAACTATTTAAATTCGAATTATCAGGTACTGTACCAGGCTCACGTGTATGAAAACGTACCATCAATCGTGGCTTATAACCACCTAAATAAATGCGTATTGTATCAAATGCCTTTCCTCCAATTGATAAAATCGACTTATTATATCCTCTACGTTGGCCCCAGTCATTTACATAAATCCATGTAGAAACTGTAAATTCACCTCCTTCATACATGACAGGTAATTTATCAGCCTGAATAGGACTAATAGTAGATAGAGCAGATACTGTCTTTGTTATAAGAGGAAATGATTGACCACTTTTAGGACCAAATAAGTATTGGTATAAATAATACAATGCAATCAAC